GTGCTTGCTCAATACGTATAGTTTGTGCAGGTGCAGTCTGTGATGCTGCTGCGATAAGTTTCTCCATATCACCTTTACTTACACCACCACTCGCACCACCACCTTGTGCTCCTCTCTTAGACGTAGTGACCCCAAAGGTAGCCAGAACTCCTGTAAAAACTGAAGCTATAAATGTCGGATCCAGATCCTGCTTCGGTATTTTCAATGCTTCTGGCAACTCAACGTAGGCCAATGTTAATATTCCTCCACTCCAAATCAAAATTCCAAGACGGACAAAAGTAGAGAGGATCATCATCTGCTCTTCTTTATCTTCAGCATGATCCTTTAACTTACTAAAGAAACCTTTCTTTTTCGGTTCTTCTACTTTTTGCTCATCCTTTTTCTTTTCATCTGCCATAAGACTATTGTATCTAATCTATATAGCAGAGTTTTATTTAAAAGTTAGGTACACCAAATCCTGCATCAGGAGCAATCTGAGTTGGTTCATCTGCAGAAGGTGTAGATGGTAATAGACCCTCTCCAAGTCCACCTCCAGTTAGAGCACCTCCAAGGCCTCCACCGATTGAATTCAACGCTTCAGTTTTAACTTTTTCGATGATAGCATCTTTATTGAGATATACAACCCCAACAGCACCAACGACGGTGATAGATACAACACCACTAAGAATAGCGATTCCATTGATTAGTTTTTGCATTTTTTGTTTTAGTCTCCAAAGTAACTTAAAAAGAATTTGATTATGCCATCACAGTTTAGATTACCCTGTGATACCCATTTATCTGCACATTCGTACAGAACATGGTTTTGATATTTTGGCATTCCATTAATATTCTTCTGATTACCAAATTGATTCAAAAGAATTTTCAATGCCTCCTGACGTAATATCATTCGTGAAGGACTATACCTTCCGAAATCACCACTAGTCACAGTCACTACCCTCCCCTATGTAAACTAAGGAAATGATTTCATGATCAGGATCATCTGCTTCAATCCACTCCTCGAACTCTTTATATATTGCATTTTTATCTGCAATAGGTTCAACTTCTTTAAGTCTTGATATAGACCAAAGCCTAGTCTTTTGAAGTGTTTGATTCAAAGTTTCCATAATCTTTACGCATGTAGCGACCAAGTATATTGCTATTATAGTACTTTGGTGTCCCGTCGTCAAGTGCTTCCATTAACACATTGTTAAGGAATAATTGTTTAGTCTCTTCGTAATTTACTTTTCCAAGGGTGGTGTGGAGACTGAGGATTTCTCTTCTGAAAGAATCCTTGCCATCTCTTCTAATATCTTGCTTAAGATCATCAGAGCTTCCGTAGTACTTCTTCCAGTCTGACTCGCTTGTAACTCTACGCTTTGCTCCTCTTGGTTTTCTTTTCTGCACGAAATACTTTCGTCCGATGTAGGACTTCTGTGTGATGGTGTTGGTGATGCAATAGACGAACCCATAATAGTCCCCGATATCATCAGAGGTAAAAGGACGACCTTCGTAAATCCACGGGTTTTCATAATCAATGTTTTTATCAGTCATTTAATTATAACATCACAATTCTATGTAGTCAATAAAAAAGAGGGTTATCCACCCTCTTTTAGCCATTCACACTCTAACCAATCATATTCACTTAGTTTACCTCCAAACAGTTTATCATTGTGTTTTGCGGAATCAAGATAAGCTTGTATGCTTGCCTCTACTTCATCATAGTTTGAATCCTGAGAATGAATCTTCCTTAACATCTTGTTTAATGCCTCCTACGACGTAACTTTCGACTTCTGTTTCTTGTGGTGCAACTTGCAACCCTTTTGAAGAAATCCAGTGTGTTGTCCAAGGTAATGGATTGTTTCTCATAGCAATGTCATAAATTGGATTTAATCCAACTGCTCTCATCCTTTTGTTTGCAGTCCATTCAACGTACTGTGCTAGTAGTTTTTCGTTTAGACCAATCATAGAACCATCCTTGAACAAATATTCTGCCCAGTATTTCTCCTGATTGACGGCATTTTCAAATGCCTTTTGGAACCATGGCTCCTCCTCTTTGTAGATTCTTTTCATTTCTGGGTCATCACCATCTCTCCAATTTTTGAGGATGCTTTGTGTGATGACTAGATGTTGGTTTTCGTCCCTCGCGATAAGGGAAACAATTTTTGCTGATCCTTCCATGAGCTTAAGTTCGCCAAAAGCAAACGAGCATGCGAAGGAGACATAGAACCTAATTCCTTCCAGAATGTTGACATTCGCAACTGCTCGGAAGAGTTTTCTTTTGAGTTCATACCTTGTGTAATCTGATACGTAAGAACCTCTGTGTCCATCTTTCCATAAATTTCCGTTATCATACTCATGGGCATCATTAATAAAGCTATCATATGCTTCAGTAACACTCTGTGCCCTTTCCAGAATACGATCATCTGTAAGGATAGTGTCAAAGATATCAGAGGGGTTAGAATAGACGTTCTTAATGATATAAGTATAGGATCTACTATGGATCATCTCCATAAACTCCCACACCTTCATACATCCTTCTAATTCTGGAAGTGAGCAATATGGAGCAAATGCCATACCGGGCCCTCTTCCTTGAACAGAATCTAACATCACCTGATACTTCAAGTTAGAAGTAAAGATGTGCTTCTGTTCTGGACGAAGCGTTTGATAATCACTTCGATCCTTTTGTAGAGACACCTCTTCGGGTCTCCAGAAATATCCTAGTTGTTGAGTTGTGAGTTTCTCAAAAACTGGATACTTATAGTTATCATATCTCTGAACTCCAAGTGGAGCACCAAAGAACATGGGTTGTTTAGTAGTATCTACAACCTGTGAATTGAATACAGTCATCTCAGTGACTGCTTTTGCTTTTGTTGTTTCCACGTTAGTCTTAAAGTTTACAAGACTCACAATCCTCTTCCTCCGTGAGAATACTGTTGACTAGTTCATTGAGATTCGGTTTTTCTTCCTCAATCTCATCTGTTTTGATGTCGTAGGTGTTTTGGTAATAACTAGTCTTCCAACCATATTTGTATGTGGTTAAAAGATCCTGTGCCATTACAGAAACCGGAACTTCGTTATCTGGGTAGTGTTCTGGATTGTAACTCCAGTTTCCAGAGATCGCTTGGTCAAAGAACTTTTGCATAACAGCAACGACGTTAATATATCCCTTATTAGATGGCATGTCCCATAAGAGAGTATAATTATTTTTTAAGTGCTGATATCCGGGAACTATTTGCTTAAGTGGCCCTTTCTTTGACTTCTTGATCGACAGGTATCCCCTTGGTGGTTCAATCCCGTTTGTAGCATTAGACACTACGGAACTGCTCTCTGAAGGCATTTGTGCTGACAGAGTGGAGTTCCTTACTCCATATTCTTTTACTTGATTTCTGAGATCTTCCCAATCAAATTTAAGTTTGTTTGGAACGATTTCATCCACGTCATGTTTATATGTATCAATCGGAAGAATTCCATTTCCATATTTGGTTCTGTCTGAGTATTTACACGCACCCTTTTCCTTTGCAAGGTTGACTGTAGACTTAATTAAGTAGTATTGGAATGCTTCAGTTAGGTCATGAACCAGATCCCATGCTTCTTGATCATCATAGTTTACACCGTTCTTAGCAAGGTAATGTGCAAGTCCAATATAACCTACACCAAGTGAGCGACGGGCCTTTGTGGCGAGTTCTGCTGCTTTGACGGGGTATTGCTGAAAATCAATAAGTTCATCAAGACTCCGAACGCTAAGATCACACAAAACTTCGAGATCGGATAGATCACGTATCTTACCGATATTAACAGCACTAAGAATGCAGAGAGCAATTTCACCACTTTCATCATCAATATGTTGGATAGGTTTTGTAGGGAGTGTTATCTCCTGACATAGATTACTCATCTCAACTTTATCTAAGAAGGATGAGTGAGAATTACAGTGATCTATATTCATCAAATATAGTCTACCAGTCTCTGCTCTTTCTTTCAGCAGGTCAAGTATAAGTTCTTGTGCCTTTACTTTCTTCTTAGGTATAGACTCATCATTCTCATACTTTACGTATAAGTCATCAAAATCTTCAGTACCGAAACTATCATACAACCCTGCAACATCATGAGGAGAAAAAAGAGTGATCTCCGAGTTAGTGATAAACCTTTCATAGAATAACTTACTTAACTGAATACTGTAGTCTAACTTCCTTACTCGGTTGTCTTCCGTGCCTTTGTTGTTTTTGAGGACAATGATGTCTTGAATTTCTTGATGCCAGATCGGAAAGTGGACAGTAGCTGAACCGCCTCTGATCCCGTTTTGAGTGCAGCATCTGACAGTTGATTCAAACTTTTTGAGGAAGGGGACAACACCTGTGTGTTGAACTTCTCCGTCACGGATTTTAGCGTTGATGCCTCGGATTCTACCTGCGTTAATACCGATACCAGCCCTTTGTGCGACATACTTGCCAATAGCCATATCGCTGCTAAAGATACTATCGAGGGTGTCATCAGAATCAACCAAAACGCAAGATGCAAATTGACGAAGAGGTGTTCTGACACCTGCCATGATTGGTGTTGGGATGTTGAGTTTGTGTTTGCTGATTGCGTCATAATACTTTTTAACGTAGTCTAATCTAACATCTTTTGGATATTTAGAGAAAATTGTTGCGGAAATTAACAAATACATGAACTGGGGTGTTTCGTATAATGCACCAGAACTACGGTCTTGAACCAAGTACTTGTCAACTACCTGTCTTAATCCTGCATAAGTGAAATAGTAATCACGTTCGTGATCTATGAAAGATTGAAGTTTGTCAAATTCTTCCTTAGAATATAAATCGAGGATCTCAGGATCATATACCCTCTTCTTAGCATTTGCTTTTACATGATCGTAAACTGTTGGAATGTCATAGATTCCGTTAAACAATTGTTTACGAACAGAAAATAATAATAGTCTTGCTGCAACAAATTGATAATTAGGAACTTCTAAATCAATTAAGTCAGATGCACTACGAATGAGTATCTCCTGTATCTCTGCGGTGCTTATACCGTCATAGAACTGAATACCCGACTGAATCTCCACTTGGGACGCTGAGACCCCTGCAAGACCCTTACACGCTTCTTCTACCATTACGTGCATCTTTTCAAGGTTAAGAGGTTCGATTGAACCGTTTCTTTTCTTTACCTTAGTTCCGTTGCTCATACTTTTTTCCAGTTATTGAATTTAATTTTAGCTTGTAGACCAGAATATACATTGGATTCTATCACTTGAGTGATGTTTTGTCCAGAGTTTATCATGTCATTCACATCTTTCTCGATGATGTTACGTGGCCAGATGACTACTTTGTCTCCTCTATCAATGACTTTGGAGATTCGATTGATGATTTCTCGGTTGCGAGGTTCATTATCAAAAACCCAAATATAATTGCTCCAACCAAACGTCCGAATATCAATATCGGAACCGCACATAGCAACCGCGTTTTCCACGAAGGTGGAATCGAAAGGCCCTTCAAGTATGTAAATGGGTTTTTGTTTATCGATTTTGTCGAGTCCATAAATCTTGGGTGCGTTATCATCAAGCATCACAGTGATATATTTAACATTATTTGGGCCTAGACTTCTGCCTTGGAAACCAATTATGTTTTGATCCTCATCATACATTGGTATAATGATGCGACTTTCATCCCTGACGATGTTATGAAAAGTGTATTTTTGTGTATTGACCCACTCCTTAAACTTAGCAGCAAAGAAGAATTTGGTAGGGTCTAATCCTCTGCGTTTAAGATAATCTTTCGCAACAGGAACTTCAGAAGCTCTTGGTATATCTAACTTCTGACGGAAAACAGGTTTCTTAAATTCAAACTTTGGTTGATCGACTACAAAATTCCCAATACCAGAGATGGAACTATGTCCTTCTTTGAACTTCTCCATAACATATTGTTTATGAAGAGTTACATCAATCTGTTTGAGAAAGTTATTAAATGATGAACTGGCACCACAATTGTGGCACTTAAAATTAGTATTTGTTTTTACCTGATAGAAATATCCTCTTGCCTTATTCTTATGTTTCCGAGAGTCACCACAAACCGGACATCGAAAATTATAAAGATTAGGTTTCACACGTTTAAACTTTTGCAGACGTGAAGATACCAACCCAATATACTTGGAGTCAATGATATCCATAATAAAGGAATTACTTATCTACTATTATAGCAGTAGATTGTTGTGGGGTCAACATCGGACTTATAAATCGTTGACCTATTGGTGATACTACGAAACTTATAACTGCAATCGCACCAGCAATCGTCCACATCTT